AAGCAACTAGTGAAGCTCTCCAAGCTCAAGTAGATATGTTTGACCAATATTCGGGTAGAAATGTTACAACTCAAAACACCGGACTATATAATTTTTATAAAAATAGAAGTTATCAATGTACGGTTCAATGTCTTGGAAACGCATTATTACAACCTACAATGTACTTTAACTTGCGAAATGTTCCTATGTTTTATGGTCCGTATTTTATAACGGAAGTAAACCATAATATTACTGCTGGTAAGTTTGAAACAACATTTACAGGAACTAGACAAAGTATATATAGTTTACCTTCAATTGATTCTTATTTACAAAGTGTTAATCAAAATTTATTAACTAAAGTTGAAAGTATTATTAAAAATAGTAAAGATAGTGTTACTGGTAAGGCAATAACAAATATCAATAAATCTGATTATATTACACAATCTGGTGATAATACTCGTGCGACAATTAATTCTTGTAGTAATAATTTATCAGCTGAGTTCCAAAGTTGGGGTGACGCCGAAACCGCAACATCAACAAATCTAACACCTCAACAATTAGTCGATGCGATAAAGTCGGAAATCACTGATGAATATTTACAGGTTATTGTTTATTTAATATGTTACGCAAAAACATTTAATACTGATAAATTTTATGTGTTTAACAATAATTTTGCAAATGTTACGTTAACAACTAATCTATATGGTGAAAGTGTTAATTTATTTGAACAAAAGAAATACACCTGTGTTGAAATGCCCGATTCAAAAGGAACTAAAACATCACAACCAATTGCGTTATTTAAAGATGTGAAAACTTTTATCGGATTTATGAGTTCAAGATTAAATAGTAGAGTGGACCAAATAATTAATCCTGACACAGGACTTGGTATTACTAAATTTTATGTTTGTGAATGGCCGGTACCTAATGTATCCCAAGGTTATTTTGATGAAAATATTAGTCGATATAGTGAACTTGAAAAAACATTTAACAATGCGTTTAAAACTGCGGTTTCTGCGGGATTAAATAAACAAATAGTATTTGATATTAAGAAAAATGACGAGGAACAAATTAAGAAGATTGAAGATATTAATAGTGGAAAAACTAATCCATCAAATAATTTAAATACATTTACCGTTCCCAATACTTGTGAACCATCATCAATTACCTCATTCTCTCCATTAACAGGAACTAGTGGAACTATATTAACGATAATAGGTGAAAATTTAGACCAAGTAACGGGAATTACGATTAGTAATACATTCATAACTAATTTTACAATTATTAATAATTTTACAATTAGTGTTGTAGTACCGACTGTTAATACTATAACATCACAACAAAATCCAATAATCCTATCAGGGTTAAATGGTTCGTCTGCAAGTTCAACGGACTTTACATACAACCCTCAACAAATTTCACCATCCACACCAATAACACCTCCGGGATTACCACCTAATGTTAATACACAACCTCAACCTGTAGTTCTATTGGCGAACACAACATTTAACCAAGTTGGAAGTGCCGAAAAAATGGTTGTGTCTATCAATCCATCTTCAGGTAATTGGAATATTCTTTCCGCAAATACTGTATGGACTTGGGTTGCGGTTAAAACGGTTGTTGGTCCAAATAATACAATTATTGAGGAAAAAGTTGGTGAAGGGAATTTTGGAAATGAATTACAAATTTATGTAAGTAGTAATAAGAAAACTTTCACAATTAATGCTGTGGATATAATAGGTGAAGTTAATATAAATGTTTCTCCGGATAATGTTGGTTTAATTAGTAAAATTTACAATAAGATTACCTTGGTTGCGGAACCTGTGGATAGAAATGTTGTTTATAATATAACTAACAATCCTAATGATATTATTAGAGATATTGCACAAACATTTCCATTTACTATAATGATGACCTAATTTATTTGATTTACGATATATTTATATATAAAATAATTTTATGAATTTAAAAACAGCATTAGACAACTATCTTGGAAAATCGGTTAGATACTCTGAAGAAGATAATGGTGATGGAACCAAACAAGTTTGTGACTTAGATACTGGTGATTGTTATGTGGTTAGAGAGAGAGACGGTCTAATTGAAAGAGCCGGACATCAAACAACCGCTAATAAAAGAGTTAGAGTTGAAACCTCAAGAGGTATAAAACAATTATTAAACGGTTAATTAAATGAGTTTAGATAAAAAAATATTGGCGGAAATCCAAAGATATAGAAGTATTAATAATTATATTTCAGAACAAGATGCAATTGATGATTTAACAACACCATTACCTGGTGATGATATTGCACCGGCACCTGATGCAGGGATGGCGCCACCAGTACCCGGAGCGGAAGCGACACCCGAACCTATTGATGTTGAATCTGACCCAGATGTTGAAAAAATTGATGACGAAGGAAACTCGGAAGAAAATACGGATGAAACTTCAGGTTCTGAAGAACTTGATATTACTGAATTAGTGGATGCTCAAAAAAGTATTCAAACAAAACAAGATGATTATTTTGAAAACTTATTTGGTCAATTAAGTAATTTAGAACAAAAATTAAGTGAGATGGATACCATTATGAATAAACTTAACTCACTTGAAAACAAAATTGAAAAATACAGAGAAAAAACACCTCAGGAAAAATTAGAATTAAGAAGTTATGATTCATATCCTTTTAATCAAAAATTATCACAATTTTTTGATGATAAACAAGAGGAGATGGAAAAAACAGGAAAAAATGATTATATTTTAACCGCTGACGATGTTACTGATATAAATGTAAATGACATTAAAAATTCATTTCAAGGTATCGGATTTAAAGATGAGTATAAATACAAATAAATAGAAAAAACCTAAACAACAAAACCACCCAAAAGGTGGTTTTTTTTATTTGACTATATGGGTAATATCAGTTATCATTAATTAATTATTTATAAATTTAAAACGTAAAACACATGATGAGTTCATTAGACGCCGTATTGGCACAGTACGAAAAAGCACAACAAGGAGGGGGCGGGGCCCAAGGTAAATTGTCTCAAGATGAAAGAATGAAAAAGTATTTCGCTCTTATTCTTGGGGAAAAAGAAAAATCAGGACAACGTAGAATACGTATCCTACCAACACATGACGGAAGTTCACCATTTAAAGAAGCTTGGTATCACGAAATCCAAGTAGGTGGACAATGGCAGAAATTCTATGACCCGGGAAAGAATGACAATGAGCGTTCTCCTTTAAATGAGGTTTATGAAGAATTGATATCTACGGGTAAAGAGTCTGACAAAGAATTGGCAAAACAATATAAATCTCGTAAATTTTACATCGTTAAAGTTATTGATAGAGATAATGAAGCGGATGGACCAAAATTTTGGAGATTCAAACACAACTACAAAAATGATGGTATCTTAGATAAGATTATTCCTATTTGGAGAAACAAAGGAGACATCACAGACCCTGAAAAAGGTCGCGACCTTATCATAGAACTTACAAAGTCTAAAACACCGGCAGGTAAAGAATATACAAGTGTATCAACAATTATGTATGATGACCCAACTCCGGTTCATGACGAAAAAGAACAAGGTAACGCTTGGGTTAATGATGAATTAACTTGGTTAGATGTTTATTCTAAAAAACCTGTTGAATATCTTGAAGCTATTGCTCGTGGAGAAACTCCAAAATGGGATAGTGAAAAAGGTGGATATGTATATAGTAATGATGTAGAATCTACAACAACTATGGGTGGTTCTAAAAAATCAGAAACAACTATCATCGACCCTCAAGTAAATGACGAGGTGGATGGTGAATTACCATTTTAATAACTCATCGAAGACATTCTCAAAGATATTTCGTCCTTGAGAATGTTTTTTTTAATTAAAAACAAAAATTATGGCAATAAAGAAAAATGATTTCAGTTCGTTGAAGAAAAAGTTCTCAACATCTGCAAAATATAAACCCCAAAGATTTTTTGATTTGGGTCCTGACTTCTTGGATGCGGTGGGATTACCGGGTCCGGCGATAGGACACTTAAATATGTTTTTGGGTCACTCTGATACGGGTAAAACAACTGCGTTAGTTAAAACTGCGGTTGACGCTCAAAAGAAAGGTATTCTTCCTGTTTTTATTATTACAGAACAGAAGTGGTCTTTTGAACATGCTAAACTTATGGGATTTGAGTGCGAAGAGGTTATTGATGAAGAGACCGGTGAATTAGACTGGGATGGATTCTATATATTCAACAATAATTTCGATTATATTGAACAAATCACGGATTATATTAACTCATTATTAGATGCACAAGAAAAAGGTGAATTAGATTATAGTTTATGTTTTATGTGGGATTCTGTTGGTTCAGTTCCTTGTAAAATGACTTATGAGGGAAAAGGTGGGAAACAACACAATGCTTCAACACTAGCCGATAAAATAGGTATGGGTATAAATCAACGTATCTCGGGTTCTCGTAAAGCAGATTCAAAATATGAAAATACTTTAATAATCGTGAATCAGCCTTGGGTAGAGTTGCCTGACAATCCGTTTGGCCAGCCTAAGATTAAGGCGAAAGGTGGTGAAGCAATTTGGTTAAACTCGTCTTTAGTATTCTTATTTGGAAATCAAAAAGGTGCGGGAACTACAAAAATTACGGCAACAAAAGACAAACGTTCAATTAAGTTTGCAATAAGAAGTAAAGTATCTGTATTAAAGAATCATATCTCGGGATTAGGTTATGATGATGGTAAAATAATTGTTACACCGCATGGGTTTTTGGCGGGTAAAGATTCTGTGGAAGAAAAATCTAATATTGAAAAATACAAGAAAGAATATGCTGATTATTGGAAAGATATCATTGGTGTTGATGGTGATTTTGATTTGAAAGAAGAAATTGAGGAAGATAAATAAAAAACATGAATAAGTTAAAAGTTATATCATTATTTTCGGGTTATGGGACTCAAGAATTAGCACTAAATTATATTGGTGTTGATTATGAGAATGTCGCAAATTGTGACATACTTAAAACCGCAAATATCGCATACGATTCATTACACGAAACAACGTTGGGTAATTTGGGGGATATATCTAAAGTAAGTGAAGATAATTACCCCCAATGTGACCTAATGACATATTCTTTCCCTTGTCAAGATATTTCAATATCAGGGATTCAAAAGGGTATTCAAAGAGGTACGAGGAGTGGTTTATTATATGAAGTTGAAAGAATTTTAACTAAAAACCAACCCAAATATCTTTTAATGGAGAATGTTAAAAATTTGGTATCACATAATCACATTGAAAACTTTAAAAGTCATATTTCATTCTTAAATGATTTGGGATATGGTTGTTCTTGGAAGGTTCTTAATGGTGCTAACTTTGGGTGTCCACAGAATAGAGAAAGAGTGTTCATGATGTCTGTTTATGGAATGACAAACGAAGAAGTTGAATCTATTATGAGTGGTGTTGATAAACATAGAAAAGATAGAGTATCAATGAGGTCATTTATTGATAAAGATATCAAGGAAGATTTATTTATTGAATGTGAGATTACCCCTAATACACCTAAAAAAGATAGTGTGTGTAAACTTGTGGCAAGAAGAAACGATGTTAAATATGACCAAGCAAGACGTATATATTCTATAGATGGGTGTTCCCCTTGTTTGACGACAACAGGTTCGCCACAGATTATGGTTGATGGTAGAGTGAGAACTATTACAGGACGAGAGGGTTATAGATTTATGGGTGTTAGAGAAGATGACATCACTAAATTATTATCGACAAATCTTTCAACAAATAATCATATTGCGTTGGCCGGTAATTCAATATGTGTTCCGGTAATGGAGGCGATATTTACGGAATTTTTGGGAGAATATATCAAACCAACATTCAAAAAAGAGGAAACAAATTGTTAATCAATAAATAAAAAAAATTGAAAAAAACATTATTAGTTGACGGTGACAACCTATTTAAGATAGGCTTTCATGGGGCTAGAGATTTATACAATGATGGTGAACACTTGGGAGGAATTTACCATTTCATCAATATCTTACGAAAATTTCTTGAAGAACACAATCACGATAAAGTAATTGTATTCTGGGATGGTGAATCAAATTCATCTAT